GGTGTGTGCTATTCTTGATTCGGAGGAGATTCAGTATGATCAGAAAGTCATTGCTGAATTGGTCATGAGGCGTTTTCCTGACTTCCGAAGACTCATCAATGATCTTCAGAAGTATGCCCTTGGTGGGAAGATTGACGTTGGTATTCTTGGCACTACTGCCACGGATAAGGTAAATGACCTAGTCGGATACATGAAGAAGAAGGAGTTTGGATCCATTCGAAAGTGGGTTGCCAGTAACATTGACAACGACCATGTCGGATTGTTTCGCAGCATCTATGATTCGATCTATGAAATCCTTGAGCCTCAGTCTATTCCTCAGGCTATCCTCACCCTTGCAGATTACCAATACAAGTCTGCCTTTGTCGCAGATCAAGAAATTAATACGATGGCTTGCCTCAGCGAACTGATGGTTTCTTGTGAGTTCAAGAAATGAATGATTCACCATTTGACTTTCTAAACAGTATCAATCTCACCAAGAAGAATCTTATTCGTGAGGAAGGTAGAGGGGCATCTGAGTATGCCCCCTATCTCATGAATAGAGGTCTTTCACAATTTCCAGACAGCATAATGCACTCAAATGAGATGAATATGCGTGGTCATCTCGACAAGCAGATGCAGTATGAGTTTTTGCTCCACAGCATCAGACCGCGCAAGCGGGTTGGGAAATGGGCAAAGAAGGAAGATGCTGAGGTCACACAGAAGATCGTGGATATCTTCGGGTGTTCTGTGCGTAAGGCAGAAGAGATCAAGGCAACCTTGGACAAGAAGACCATTGCCAAAATCGTCAAGCGGGAATCTGAGATGCGTGGAGGAGTTTGAAATGCTAAATATTATCGATATTCGCAAATGTTTGATTGATTGGCGAGGTCGATATGGAAAAAAGGACATTAAGCCTCAAGGCAGAAGATTTGCTTGAGGTGACATTGAAAGCAGACGACGACTTTCTTAAGGTGCGGGAAACTCTTACGAGAATAGGAGTTTCCTCTAAGAAAGAAAACAAGTTGTATCAGAGTTGCCATATACTACACAAACGTGGCAAGTTCTACATAGTACATTTTAAGGAACTATTTGCCCTTGATGGTCTACCTACTGACATTGATGATACAGACATCGGTCGCAGGAACACAATCGCAAATCTCCTTGAGGAATGGGGTCTTGTTGACATAGTTGACAAGAAGAAGGCGGGGGATCCGATTGTTTCTCTTGCTCAGATGAAAATAATCCCGCATAAAGATAAACAGAACTGGGAACTCGTACCTAAATACCATATAGGTAAGAAGAAGAATTAAACATCAAGGAGTCTTTATTATGAAGCCCACGCTTACGCTGTGCATGATTGTGAAAAACGAGTCGCATATCATACTTGAGTGCCTCAACTCAGTATACAAGTACATTGACTATTGGGTCATTTGCGACACAGGTTCCACTGACAATACCAAGGAGATCATCACCAACTTCTTCAAGGAGAAGGGTATTCCTGGTGAGATTCATGACCACGAATGGAAGGACTTTGGTCATAATAGAACACTTGCGTTCAAGGCTGCTGAAGGAAAAGCAGACTACGCATGGGTGATCGATGCAGACGATTACCTTGAGGGTGAACTAGTTCTTCCGCCCACAACAGAGATCGATAGTTATGCTCTTCGCATCAAGCGTGGATCGTTCTTCTGGTGGCGCAATCAAGTATTCAAGTTGGATTCCAAGTGGGAATACAAGGGCGTTCTGCACGAATATGCGGCTTGCGAAAAGCAGAATGCGAAGATCATCAAGTTGGAAGGTAACTACAACATCTGCGCTCGTACCATGGGTGGAGCAAGAAATGTTGGTATCTCTCCTATTGAGAAGTATAGTAGAGATGCCGAAGTCCTTGAGAAGGCAATGCTTGAGGATCCAACGAATACTCGACATCAGTTCTACCTTGCACAATCATACTTTGATTCTCAGCAGTGGGAAAAGTCTGATGAAGCATATCGTAAGCGTGTAGAGATGGGTGGTTGGGAAGAAGAAGTCTTCTATTCTCTTTACCGCATTGCAATGATTGCGGCAATCACCAACAAGACATTTGGTGAGATCAAGGAGAAGTTCCTCATGGCATGGAACTATCGCCCCATTCGCGCAGAACCCCTCTACCAAATTGCAAAGATGTATCGATTGGTGAATCAACCAAGGCTTGCATATCTCTATGCGTCTATGGCAAAGACAATGCCTTATCCGAAGTTTGATATTCTGTTCATCGATGAGGATGTCTATCGTTGGCAATGTGATGATGAAATTGCAGCAACTTCTTTCTATCTCCACAAGTATGATGAAGGTATTGCTGCATGTGAATCCTTGTTGAAGAATCCATCATTCCCCAATGAAGAGCGTCCTCGTATGGAAGCAAATCTTGCAAACTACAAGGTCAAGATGCAAGAGATGGGTGGTGTTCTTCAAGCCATGCGAGATATGGAAGGACAAAAGCCAGTCGCAGTACCAAGCCCTACAGAAACTATGCTAAAGCAACAGGACGAGGAAATTGCAAAGCGTAAGCGGCTTGAAATGCTCCTTGATCGCAATAAGAACAAGAAAAAGTTCAAAACCCGACGATAAACAAGGGAGATTTATATTATGCTGAAAGTGTTCAAAGTGAACCCGAACGCTATCGTTCCATCTTTTGCGACTGAGCAATCTGCATGTTTTGATCTGACTGCCTGTCTCATGGGGGTGGAAAAGGTAAAGGCTTATACTCGTATGAATGAGCCTATGGAACTTTATTGCACAGATAAAGTTGAAATTCCAGCAGAGTTTCGTGTTCTTATCCCCACAGGATTAATATTCGATATCCCTGAAAATCATTCTGTTCGTGTTCATCCACGATCTGGTCTTTCTTTTAAGAATGGGCTTGTCACACAGAATGCAGAAGGTATAATCGATGCAGACTATGTGGAGGAATGCTTCGTCATGCTCAAGAACGACTCCTTGTCGAGGATCACGATTGAGCATGGAATGCGTATTGCTCAGGCAGAAATGGTTTGTAACCTTGACTACATTCTCGTTGAATGTGGTGAAAGACCTAGCAAGAAGACCTCAAGAGATGGTGGGTTTGGAAGCACAGGAGTTAAATAATGTACGGAGGTGACATGACACGCGAAGAACTGTTGAAGCACCACGAAGTTCTCTGCAAGCAAGCACGGGAACTCATGGACAAGAAGAACCGAGACTATGCTGGCAATGATGGCAAGGAGCCATTCGCAAACTTCACCCGAGTTGAGGCAATGGGCATCTGTTCTACGGAACAGGGTTTCATGGTTCGTCTCACAGACAAGATGAGTCGCTTGTCTTCCATTCTTGCATCGGGCAAGCAACATGTAAAGGATGAATCGTTTGAGGACACAATGGTTGATGTCATCAACTATATTGTTCTCCTCTCTGCATATCGTCAGGAGAAGAGACTCAAGGTACAATACGGAGACTCTCTGTTCAACTGCACTACAAGGGAACTCTCATGAATGGTTTTCGTCCCGTTGGAAAGTTTGTTGCTCTGAAGGCAGAGTTTGGTGGTCAAAAGACTACTGAGGCTGGTATCATCTACACAGAGAAGGTGAACTCGCGGTTGGTTTGGTCAAGAGTTGTTGCTGTTGGTGATGGTGTCACCGAAGACATCAAGGTTGGCGACAAGGCTCTTTGGGATATCACCAAAGTCAGAGGAAATCACTTCAAGGAGTTCGACCTCATTCATCAGGAACACATCTACATGGTGGAGCGCGAGTAAATGGCATTCGGATATTCATACTACCTAGACATGTACAACTGCAAGGATGGTGTTGCAGATGACATGGAACTTACATACAGATTTTTAGAACGAGTGGTTGATAAGATCGGGATGACCCGAATGAGCCAACCAATCGTCATTCATGGACCAACTCACCTTGGCAGGGAACTCTATCCAGCAAAGGCTGGTGTAAGTGGGTGGGTTCCTCTGATTGAAAGTGGTATTCAAATCCACTCAATCGAACCCACCCACTTCATCACGCTGGATGTCTATTCTTGCAACAACTTTGATAAGAAGATCATTCTCGACTATGCACGGGAATGCTTTGGTTTCACATCTTTTGAGGAAAACTATTTCGTTCGTGGCAAAGGCTACTGAATATGAACTACAAGATCATACAAGGTGATTGTCGTGAAGCACTCAAGCAAATTGATGCAGATTCTGTTCATACTTGCGTTACCTCACCTCCGTACTTCGGACTTCGTGACTACGGAGGTGGTGAGGGAGAGATTGGATCAGAGCAGGAAGTCAACGAGTATGTTCAAGCACTCGTTGATGTATTCCGTGAAGTTCGCCGCTGTTTGCGTCCTGATGGCACTCTATGGTTGAATCTTGGTGATTCATACATGGCACAGAAGAATGTCGCTCCTCCACCACAATCAATTGGTGGGCAGAGGGATATGCCTACATTCATTCCTGGAAATCGCAGGGAGCAGAAGGGTCTGAAGCACAAGGATCTCATTGGTATTCCTTGGAGAGTTGCATTTGCCCTGCAAGCGGATGGTTGGTGGCTGCGTCAGGATATCATTTGGTCAAAGCCAAATCCTATGCCTGAGTCTGTGGCAGACCGTTGTACAAAGTCTCATGAGTACATATTCCTTCTCTCCAAGAAGTCTCATTACTACTATGACCATGAGGCAATCAAGGAACCAGCACAGAATTGGGGAACTCGCGACCGTTCTGAAATGCGTGATGGGACAACTGATCCAAAGTTGAAGCATCATGGTCTGAAGGGTAAGGAGTGGGAAGAAAATCCCATGAAGAATAAGCGTTCCGTTTGGACGGTCAATACCAAGGGATACAAGGGAGCGCACTTTGCGGTATATCCAAAGAATCTTATTCTTCCTTGCATTCTTGCAGGATGTCCTGAAGGTGGCACGGTGCTTGACCCGTTCACAGGATCGGGAACCACTGCTGTTGTTGCACTTGAAAATAAAAGAAACTTTGTGGGAACTGAACTGAATCCCGAATACATTCAGTTGGCAGAGAACAGAATCAAAGAAGAGATCCCATCAACTCTTGCATCTCTGATGCAATGAGATATACTTACCTCTATGAAGAAGTTCTACACGAATGTTGCCATTCGCGGCAATCGCATTCTGCATCGCGGCTATGAGAATGGGGTTCCCTTTGCCGAGGAGCAGTCTTTTCAACCAACCCTGTTTGTATTAGGAAAGAAGGGGTCTGCATGGCACACGCTTGATGGCAAGAGTGTTGAGCCTATAGTATTCGATGACATCGACTCAGCACGGGAGTTTGTGGAGAAGTACAGGGATGTCCATGCATATCCCATCTACGGGAACACAGACTATCTCTATCAATTCATCGGTGATGAATACAAGTCCGAGATCAACTATGACATGCAATTGATGCGGATTGCCTACCTCGACATCGAAACTGAGTCGGAAGAAGGCTTTCCCAACATCGATACTGCAAACGAGCGCATCAATGTCATCACGCTGATCGTTGGCGAGAAGAAGTACACCTACGCATTGGGGAATGTTGATCTTACGAAGATGCCGACAGATTTCCATGTGAATGTGTATGACAACGAAGAGCAGATGCTTGGTGACTTCATGCTCACATGGCAGACTCTTGGAATTGACATCATCACAGGATGGAATGTTCAG